TACTGTCAAGCGCTATTTTTTAGTTGACAAAGCTTTTAAATTAAATTATGCTGTTATCCATCATAGAGGATCTGTGGGTGCGGCCCAAAGTTGGGTGCTATGCGCGAGACATTCAAGGCCACTATCCCTTAAAATGATATCTAATTTGGGACAAGCAGTAAACATGCTCCAGAACAATAGCCGATCCTTTATGATATCCTCAAATTAAGGAGCAGCGTATGAAAGAAAAAGACGTGTACTGGTGGATCGAGAAAAACAAAGGAAAATTAGTTAAACATGGCAGATATATTGACGCAAAGGGTTTATTGTTTGAAAGTTTTGTTCCTAATTTACAACCAACTAAAGAAGATACAAAAACATTCTAGCCGGAAACGGCCCCCCTCTTTTTGAAAGGAGAGATATGCACTATTGCCCTGATTGTGGAAGACCATGTTATTGCGATTGCGATGACACTGATTATGGTGATATTTATCCAGAAGGGTGCCCGCATTGGTGTGAAGATTCATACGATGATGAGGAAGACAATATTGACCCTCGAACTACAGAAGAGATAATTGAGTGAGAAGCAGACCTTATTTTGAAAGGAGAGAAGATGAAAAGACAAATAATTTGTAAAGAATGTTTTATTAGATATCCATTGAAGCAATATGATGGGGAATGGTTTAAACGAGTTAATGGAAAATTAAATATTTTGGATGCCCATTGCGACATTTGTTATAAAATAATAAAAGAAAATGAAGAATGCTGTGCAGAATCTATGGGCGTTAATGGGCAACCTTATTATGAATGGGAAAATGAATATATAATAAAAAACTAGTCAGTCCCAGGGGTTGCAAGTTCCCCGTGCAGTGAACCTAACAAGGATTTTTCCAGACGATGAACTAACCAGGAAATAAAGCCCGCTGTCCCTCGTACAGGGCTGGTGCGAGGGCGGCAAAAAAAGGAGAGAAAGATGAAGAAACCAGTTAATGAATATTCAGATGAAGAGATAACAAAAAGGTTAGCGTTTGCCGATAGGATAGCGGCCAACTCAGGCCAAGAACTTCCTCCGCTGCTTGAAAAAGAAAAGCAGGAATTGTTAGCAGAACAACGACGAAGAACACTTGGTGCCAATGGAGATGGAATATAAGCCAGGGGCGGCAAAGAAAGGAGAGTAACTATGCCACAAGATAAAGGCAGTTGGATGCCTGATTGCAGGAAGAACTGCTTGTATTATAAACGAAAGATAGCTGAAACTGATCAGCTAACGCTCTGTAAGCATAAATTTAATAGAGAAATGAATATCTGGTATCCACCTGACGAGCGTTGGTTTTGCCACCTCTACGAGAACCGAAACATCGACACCACGACTACAGACATGAATCAACTATTTAAGCAGGGGATAGAGCAGCTTGCCAAAGGGCGTAACGATATCCTTTTTGGTCTTAAAAATCTGCACTTTGAGAACATTATGACAAATGAGGGCCAGGATATTTGGAAGCAGATGGAAAGATTTATTCAAAAAACTGAAGATGCTTTCAGGCGGCTGGAAGAGGAATACGGGGAGTTGAAATGACACCTGGGCTTTACCACATGACATTTGACGAATATCTTGCCGTGCCTGCGCTCTCCCGCTCGGATATTGTTAAACTGCTTGTTTCACCTCTAAAATATAAAGAGGCTGAAGACAAAGACACAGAGGCGATGGAATTTGGCCGCGCCTATCATACCTATATGCTGGAAATAGATCGCTTTGAAAAAGAGTATATTGTTAAACCTAAGTTTAAAGGCAAGGGATCTAAAGCTCGCCGCGAGGAATGGGAAGAAGAAAACAAAGATAAAAACACAATTACTATTGAGGGTAAGGATGCTCTTAAGGCCATGTGCGACCGGCTTTATAAGCACCCCATCGCGGGGCCAATGCTATCCGATGAAGGCGAGTCCGAGCTGGTAGTTGTCTGGAATGATCCGATTACCGGAGCGCTTTGCAAAGCCAGGATCGACCGCCTCAATAAGAAGATACCGGCGGAAGTTGATTTGAAAAGCTGTCTTGATGCACGGGAAGGGCCATTTAAGAAAAGCGCCTGGGATAAGGGCTACCCCATCCAAGCTGCATTCTATCGATACGGCCTTTATCAAGTGACTGGAATCGAACACCCCTTTTATTTCATCGCGCAAGAAAAAAAGCCGCCTTATGATTTGATTGTTTATAAGGCTGGGCCGGATATGCTCTATCACGGTCAGCTTGCTTGCGCCAGGGGATTGGCGATTTACTCAGAATGTCTTAGAACCGATAAGTGGCCCGGATATCCCGAAGAGACGAAAGAACTGGGTGTGCCGGGGTGGGTTAAAAATTAAAGTAGAATAGGAGGATTTATGGAATTAGGATTAGTCAAGTTTAAAGTAGAGGATGCTACGATTGCAAAATTAGCAGCAGAATATATGCCCTTAAAAATTGAGGGGATTAAAGACATAGCTGGCTATGCGATGGTTCATCAAGCCCGGATGGTGGTTAAGGATCTACGCATAGGCATTACCAAAACTGGCAAAGCATGGAGAGACCAGGTCAATGTCCATATCAACGATGAACTATCTGAAGAGAAACGGTTACTTGGATTGATTAAACCGATTGAATCGCATCTTGACGCGCAGGAAACGACAATTGACAATGAAAAGGCCAGGATCAAAGCCGAGGTTGAGGAAGTAGAAAAGAAACGTATTCAGTCCAGAATCAATCGGTTGTTTGCTTTCGGCTGCACCTTTGACGGCATCACTTATCGCTATAAAACTGTTGCCATTGGACATTTTGAAATAGGAACATTAAGCGATGTAGCTTTTGAAGCTGTCTGCGCTAAAATGCAAGCCCTTGTTGATATCGAAATTGCCGAACAGGAAGAGGCTCTTCGCAAGCACCAAGTAGAAGAGAAACGCCAAGCCGCCGAACGCGCCAAGCTCGAAGCCATCGCTCTTGAGCAGGCCAAGAAAGAAGAAACTCTCAAAAAAGAAGAGGCGCGGATTGCCAGGGAGCAAGCCGAGAAAGCGGAGATCATAAGGAAAGACCAGGAAAGAAGGGAAGCGGCTCTAAAACAGAAGGCCGATAAACTTGAGGCTGATAAACGGAAGCTTGAAGAGAAAGTGCGGCTTGAAGAGGCGCGCAAAGAAGCTGCCGAGAAAGCTAAGATTGAAACCGAAGCGCGGATAAAACGGGAAGAGGAAGAGAAGGCTTGGGTTGAAAAACGTGCCAAAGAAGAAGCAGCACGGCAAGAGGCGTTAAGGCCGGACAAGGAAAAGCTCATGGCATTTTTTGATGAATTATCTCAAATTACCGGCCCTGATGTAAAAAGCAAAGAGGCCAAGGCAGTTCTCAAAGAAGCTTTGAAAATCATAGACCAGGCTAGAGCATTTCTTAACATCGAAACCAAAAAACTTTAGGAGGGGTTATGGAAGATAAAAAAGAAGTGGCAGTAATTGAAAAAGACGAAAAGACAAGGGGTTTTGAATTAGTCCAGCGCCAAGCTAAGATGCTGGCGTCAAGTTCAATGGTTCCGGCGCAATTTCAGGGCGATAAGAATCTTGGCAACTGCATTATCGCAATGGAGTTGGCCGAGCGCATGAAGGTCAGCGTTTTTGCTTTAATGCAGGCCATGTATGTTGTTCACGGCAAGCCAGGACTGGAAGGGAAGTTTATCGCTGCCCTAATAAACCAGAGCGGAATCTTCGGCCAATTACAATATGAATATCAAGGTCAAGGTAAAACCGATAAAGGAATCGACCGCCCGGAAAGGTGTCGCGCCTTGGCTATAAATGTACGTACAAGTGAGGTTATTTATGGCCCCTGGATCACCTGGGACATGGTAAAGGCAAACGGTTGGCAAAAAGACAAGGTAGGCCAGAACCGTACCGAAATTTCAAAATGGCAATTACTCCCTGAATTGATGTTCCCCTATCGCGCCGCAACCTATTTTGCCCGAGTAAACTGTCCCGAAGTGTTAATGGGCATGATGCTTCGGGAAGAGGTCGAGGAGTTGCCACCGGAAGCACCCAAACTAATGCCGATGGAAAACATTACACTTGCGCCAGGGGTTGATCCGTACAATATTCAAAATAAACCCCTTGAGATGGAAACAGTACAAGAGTCGGTAACCGGATCAGAGGCCGCACCAATGGAAGAAGAGGGGACGTTTAACACTTATCCTAATACTGAAGTAGAGGCCAAAGAAATTGAAAAGAATATTGATGAAATTGATGCCCAGAGTTTGGAGCCGGAACCGGAGAAAGTCGAACCATCGCCTTTACGGTCCTGGAATGACAAAGACACAATCCAATGCAAGGGAGCCAAAAAGCGCGTGTTTATCCAAGTCTGCGACAAGAAATGTAATGAATCCACAACTTGCAGCCAGTACTCGGATTATCTTATCACGCATGAGAAGAGGGTATAGGAGGTCTTATGAAAGACATATTTTGTCCCTATTGCGGTCACAAAGAAAAAGACGCGTGGGACATAGATTTTGGCGATGGGACGGAGGAAGAAACTACTGTTTCGTGCTCGCATTGTGATGAAGAATTTATTTGTAGCCGCTCGGTAAGCGTTTCTTATTCAACGATGAGAATTAGAAATGGGGGAAGAAATGACCGAAGAAGAGAAAAAACTAAGCCCTGAAGAGGAGCGTTTGATAATCGCTTTTGTGCAAGGGGCCAGCTGGTGGGAGTATCATGAAACTAACTTTACCATGTGGTCGAATAGTAGGAATTTAATCGAAAAAGAGGCTTTAAAAAGATTGGAAAACGGAACACTTGGAAAGGTGACAAAATGACCATTCAAATTCATCTTGATAGAACAGCAAAAAAGAACTGCTACGCCTTAATGTGGAGCTACGGCCAGATATGTGTTGGGTGTAGATGCTGCGATAAAAACACAAAAATAAGACGCAAGGCACGGCTTAGATATTGGAAGTCTCAACTCCATGATGATCTCCATTTTAATAATTGGTCTGATAGCCCAAACATAGTAGAAACCCAAAAACGAATTGGCACTAAAAATATAAAGCGTGAAAAAAGGATGGTTAGATATTATGACCGAACCCAAAGAAGAACCTCACGTTAAGCACCACCGGCGCAGGCATCCAAAGCATAACCTAACCTACCTTTGGGCTATTGCCTTTGCTTTGTTCCTTGCGGGGTTAATGGCTGTCTTTACTGACATCGAAACTAAATTAATCAACATTCAGAAGGTGCTCGATGAACGCGTGATAGGCCCAACTCATTTTGAATGTCAGAACGTGACTGTCTTTATGGATTACAAAGGCGAGTTCCATGCGGAAACTAAAAAGGTAGTCGTAAAACCGATGGAGAGGAGAAAGAGATGAAAATAAAAGAAAAAATAATGTTTATCGTAGCGCTTGCAGTTATTCTTGGCATTAGTTTTAGTCTTGGATATTTATCTGGTAAAGTATTTAATCCGCCGGACACATTTAAGGTCGCTGATGAATGGATCATTGCGCATGACTGCTATTCGTTAGACGGTAAAAATTGGATAGATCGCGAAACATGGGCGCACCCATCCTTCCCATGATCTCTTTTTTTATTTTCATTGGCTTAATGATTAGATCGGGTAAGGACAGGGCAGTTTGTTTATTTAATGGGTGCTCCCATTATCTTCCATCCTAAAATCAAGAGCAGAAGAAATACAATGAGCGAAACGCTGCTTCCTTTCAGGTTGGGCCAGTTAGCCCATGTGGAAAAGACCAGCAACAGCAACATCAAAATCCAATACAATAATGATAGAGTCATAATTTTATCCTTCCTTCGGGTCCGGCACCGCTGCCTGGGCCGCTACAATGCGAGCAATATAAGCATTTGTTTCATCTGCAGATAATCCCGCATTCTGAATGATGGCATAAACACCGGCGATCAACTGCTCTAAGGCCAAAATCAATTGTGCAATAACTTCTGGACTCATTTGTTTTTTAGTTTCTGTCATTTATTTTTTCCTTTTTATGAGATTTTTTTAACTACTTTATCTGTAAATCTTGAATAAAGACTATCACTTTTGAGATTAGTCCTGGCAACTGAGCATTAAGTAAATTGAATTTGTCTGTTGCTGTCGTTTTCCCCGAGCTATCTGTTGCCGTTAAAACAGCCACGGCTGCCGATCCCAGGGCTTTATAGCAATCAACGGCATCCTTATAGACGCCGAGTTGAAACTGCGAATCCTGCGCAGCCGTGATTGCGCCTGTTGCGAGTAATAGCTTTTCAGAGTTATACGATTGCGTCAACATTGCGCCTGACGTTTCGTAAGCCGTTACGCCTATATTAGTTGGAGTTGTGTTACCGGCACACCCCACAAAAAAGATTAAAACTAAAATGCCTAAAATCCCGAATTTTACTTTTTTCATAAATACCTCCTTTTAAATTAAATTAATATAGAGTGCATGTCTTGGCCCGTTTTTTGTTGATACTCTTTGAACTGCTTTATTGTAAAATCTATTCCTCCATAACGAATTAAAATCCCGTCATCCTTGGAATAGATGTTATAATCAAGAAATAACTTTTGAAAGTTCTGAAATGAGGGGCGAATTGATATAGGAATTCCATCGTCAATAAAATCTACAAAGATATTTCTAACGATATTAAAATTGCTGATTGTCGCCGCGCTTGAATAGCACATCATGCCTACTCCAAGCGGATCCGGGCGTTGGCCATGACTGAATCCTTTACCCGCGCCGAGACATACATTGTTTCTAACCATGATTCCATTGTAAAAGGAGCCGGCCCCTTGATCCCAGAACTCAAATCCCATTTCGGCATTCATAATGACGTTGTTTTCAAAAGCGCAGTTTGCAAAGCCGACATCAGCACCCTGCCCCTGCAAGGTCATGGCGCTATCATAAATCTGGTTGAACCTATTATCGTATATGGATATTCCGGAAGCAGAATTCCAGAACTGAATCGCATTCCCGAAGCGAGTTAATCCATATTGAAATGCCCCGCCGATCCAGGAAAAGTCACAAGCTGTTATTTTGATATTTTTACAATCAGCTCCTCCGATGCTGTGCGCTCCGTTGTATTTGAAAGCAAGGTTCCTGAAAATCACATTCTGGGTATTTTCAATGGCAAAAAAGCAATGGGAGACCCCTGACCTATAATACACTTCCATATTTTTGTAGAAGGTAGGATCTTGTATTGACCATAATTTCAGCATCTTAAACACAGGGTCATAATAAAAATCATTTTGGGCTTTTAAATCTTTGGAAGTATTCTTCTTGATTCCCCAAGTATTATCGTTATCGAAAACAATCCCTGCGACATCGATCACATCAATAGGAGCATACCATATATTCCCGCTATCCAAAGACCAAATTAAGTCATTATAGGACTGCATAAAACAAGGCTTTTCGCCGTCGCCGTAAGCATCGAAAATAATCGGAGTAGAAGTTGTGCCCGAATCGAATAAATGCATCTGGTAATTATCGGCCCGCCAAACATCCCCGCATTTAAAATAGACGATATCGCCGGGTTTTAGTTTAGCAATGTCCACTCTTAACAAAGTTTTCCAAGCAGACTGTTTGCTCAATCCATTGTTGAAATCATCGCCGGTTGAACTACTTACAAAATAATTCATAATCTCCTTTACTTCACGAAAAATTTAAGAATTAATTCCAGAGCTGCTACGGCTCCTAAGCCTACATAAACAAACTTCGTTAAAGGACTTATCTTTTGATCCATCCTACCCTCTAACAGTTCAAGATCCTTTCCTGTAACAAAAGTCCCTTCCATCACAGCCATCTTTCGTTGAAGGCCATTTAAATCTAATAGTTTTGAATCAAGATGCTCTCTGAAGTAGATTCTTTCGTCCTTTGACATATCACGGGCCAGGATAAGAGCCTTATCCATATTCTCAAATCCAAGGCGGGTTTCTACTTCAAGTTTAATTAATCTTTCAAGATCGGTTCCTGTTAAAACATGGTTCTTATCCATTATCTTAAATTTTATTTCTTGTTCAGCCTCAATCCTTATTAGTCTTTCAAGTATAGTTTTATCCGGCATATTCCACCTCCGATCCGATCAATTCAGTTGTGCCCATCCCTGAGCGAGTCCAATATCCTATTGCATTTCAATTTTATAGCGTTAATCTGCTTCTCTATCAACTCGGCCTGAGTCATCAGAGAAGCAAAAATATCCCTTAAATATTCCCTTTGATCAACCTCAAGCGGGGTTATCATCTCAAAATTGTTTCTCTTAAACTGCTCTAATTTTTTGGTGTTTTCAGGTTCCATTATAAGACCTATTGTTCAATTTTAAAATAACTATTTGTTAAAATGCTACTTGTTCCTGCATCAAAATTTTGAGCAAACCGAGGTACTAAAGTCCCGCCCGCATTAACCACAATCGTTCCCTCAATAAAAGCTTCAGCGTATGCGGTTGAGCTCCCTGTATTCACCCCAATCGGAGATCCTAAAGAGGTCAATCTACTAGTTAAAATAAAAACATTATTATTAATGTCTACAATATCAATATTAAATCTTATTGAAGTTGCCGTACAGGTTCCGCCTAATGAAAAGTAATATCCGCCACCGTTGCCCCCAAAGGGCACAGCGGTTAAAAATAATTGTGCCCGGAAATGATAGGTCTGTCCAGCTAAAACAGTCTGAGACAATTCAGTGACATCATCCAAATTAGTATTAGTTTTATCAAACTGATTTGCCAATCTCTTAATCGTAAGCGGTGAACTTGTCGGAGCGGTCCAAGCAGCGTTTGATCCTACTTTTGTAAGCACATTTCCAGCGCTAGCCGCCGATACTGCACTTAAAGCATTTATAGCTGATTGAGCAGTTGTCTGTCCTGTGCCCCCGGATGCAATAGGGATAACGCTTCCGCCGGAATAGAAAGCATTGGCGCAAAAGGTTATCAGCCAGGCAATATCGGCATCAATGGTCGTCTTATACGTTACCGAATCCTGAGTTGTGAAATTTGTTTGAACTAGTGACATGATGTACTCCTTTAACTGCTTAAAGTTGGATAGAAATCTTTTATAGTTGATACTCCTATCGTATTATCGACGACTAATTCCATCGTTACATATTTAGCCGTTTCCTGTCCGATTGTCCATAATTGATAGGTATTATAAGACCCTGAATTTATTCGCCATTTTACATATAGAGAAGCATTGGCCGGATCGACACAACCCAAGCCCAAAGCATAGGACGCCTGCCCGAAAATCCTGACCAAAGTATCGGCGGTTAAAGATAATTCCGGCGCGATATAAGTTGAAGTAGAATAGGGATTTGGGCAAAACTGATCGAAGGTGTCCCATCCATCGTCTGAAGCATAACCTTGAGAAGTCGGAATCAAAAGACCTGAAAAGTGTTTCACGAAATTGGTTAATGTTCCAGGCCAGCCAGCATCTCTTTGATTCGTTCCGCCTGCCAAAATATTGCTGACATTTATAGATGAGAAAATATAACTTGCCGGAGTAGAAGAGTAATTTCCGTTAATGTCTTTTCCACATACGTAAAAGATCCATGTTTGAGGCGGGACTGTTCCCGACCAGCTTGTCGCTTTTCCGGTGAAAGCTAAAAAGGTAGCAGTTGACCAGCCGGGAGTGTTTGGATCTGCAATCCTGATTTCATAGCCGTCTAAGTTTAAATCTGGAATGCTTATCCAGGCCACAGTTACAATATCACCATTTTGAGAAACAGTTAGATCGGTCAAATTAATATCGCTCGGAATGGAGATACTCTGTCCGATGGTATAGGTATAAACCTCTACATCTGCGAGTGATTCGGTTGCTGCACCGTAAATATTGAAACTACAAAATTTTATATAAATCGTTTTTCCGAAATAGCTTGGATCATAAGGGATTCTGATAATATTAGTATCGAGTCGCGCAAAGCTTTCGCCTATTGCATGATCCGCAATTGTGCTTCCATAAACCCCGCGCCGTAAATAGTCGGTCAGGTTATAATTATAAGTAGTGGTAAGATTAGCCGTTTCATAGGTGATCAATTCATTCCCGACAAGGCAAAGGGTGACATTGTTATCGGCATCAAGCTGAGTTCCGCTTAATAGAGTACCGTTGCTGATCGTCAAATCAACAGAGCAAGTATTGACCGTATCAGGGTTGACCCCTGAAGCAAAAGCAGCAGACAAGAAACCGTACTTCGACCCGCCTATAATATGCTGTATGAATTTATAGGCCGAATTATCGAACGAAACATAAACATCGCACCCGCCCCAGTTGGTCCCACCACTTACTCCGCACCAGACCTCAAATCCTGAAGTAGTCAGAACCCCAGGAGCAGAAAAGATAAAAGGAATGTTGACTTGTCCAGGAGCGACATTGTAATCTATTGCATAGCCGAGGTTCGGCTGCGTATCATAATCTTCAGTAGTTCCTATTTTATCAGGTAATTCTTCTGCTATTATAGCAAGGTTCCCTGTTTCATCTTCTTCTATACTATTAATTCTAACCGGATATTGAACAAGGCCAAGGGCGGTGTCATTTATTGAAATAACATCCATCGGTTCTAAGCGACAATACTTCCAACCCACTTTAAATTCAAAGATGTTGCGAACATATAGAATTTTTTGCAGGATAAATTGTGCTATTTTTCTAGCCCGATGCCTGGTTGTGATATGGTGCATTTTGATCGGGTCTTGAGGCTTCCAGCCGTATAGATCAATATTCGTTTGATCCAGTGCTTCTGCTATATCGGTATTATAGTCGTTTGCTCGATTTAGATATTCAATTTTGATATCATTGAAGGCATCCGCTGGTGACGACCTATGACAAACAATAGGATCTTCGCCCTCTTCATAAATGAAGTCGTCATCGGTCAAATCATATTCGGGAGTAACATTGGGAGTCCAAGAACCTTGCGCTGTGTCAACGTAAGGAATGATCTTTAAAACCGATCCATCATGCCAAACTGGTTCGCAAAAAGTCTGCAAGCAGATATCGGTTATGTGCTGCTGAAAAGATTGCTGTTCCGTGAAAGCAGCGCTTAAATATAAGCCAAGAGCATCGCAATAAATAGCATAATCGCTAAGGTCTAAAATGCTTGAATCTAATCCTAAACCATAACCGGGATCAGTAGTCGACAAGGCAATAATAGTGGCAGGGTTAACGTCAAGATTGCCTTCGTACCCGTCCCCTAAGTAGTCGTTTTCTACTTCAAAAGAAAAGTTAGGTAATGCGTCTGAATTTCCTAAATCAAGATTAGCTACGCCTATCCAGGCAAGGTAAGGATAAATCAAGGACTGGTCAGAATGTTGGGTTGTTAAATAACTCCATTCGGCATAAGGAGTTTTTCCCATTTCTGAAAATAGAGTATTTGAAGTAATCTTCTTTTTGGTTTCCCAAATGGTTTTTATAATATCGGCCCCGGTGTTTAAAAATCCTTCAAATAGACCATAAGCCGCTGAAACAGTGTAAGTATAAGACACAGAAGAAGTACCGCTACTCCCGGCGCCTTTGCCGCCCTGCTGGTCTTGGGTATGTGCAATAGCCCGGAAGTCACCATACCAAATCACGTTGCCGGTTATTCTTGTAGTTCCAAACACCACGGGGATCACCAGGCCATAGCTAGCCGTTTGCAAACGCAAAGAAGTATAACTAGGCGCCTGCTGGCTTTCTGTTTTTTTGCCGAATAGAAAACTCATTCTATATCGTCCCCGCTTCGTTCAAATTTGTCATAGCGAAACATTTTTTTAATTTTCTTTCTTAAAAAAGGCTGCTCCACGTCTCCCCAACAAACACATCGCTCTGGAAAAAAAGCATGAATAATTTTAGGCCATTCAATTACAATCGCTCCATGACTGAATGACCTCCCATGCCGATATAAAATGATATCACCAGGCAATGGATTCCTGAAAATCTCAAAGGCATAGTCCAGGATTAATTTTTCGTACCACTCTTCTTCTCTATTCATCATAAAATCAATAGAGTAATGTGCAGGCGAAATATGAGGAATTAGATTTACTTTCTCAAATATTTCAAGCAGGATCATTCCGCAATCTACACCTGCACCCTTGACGCGGGCTTCGTGATGCCAAGGAGTTTTAAGCCAGGTCTTTGCTTCCGCAACTATTTTTTCTCTTGTTTCTACTTCCTCTTTAAGCAATTGTTTCTGGTACGGGAACATAAGGAAAACCTCTGAAATTAGTCTTTTTATTAAATTTGTCTATGCAAGTTTGCATAAGCTTATCGCAACCAGGCCAGATATCAAAAGTGTCTCCGGCGGCCGGGACATAGGTACAAGGATAAACTAGATCGAGTTCACCGCCTGCAGTTAAAGAAGTCTTGATCGTTTTACGAACCCCTGAATTTGCTCCACTTCCGGTAAAAGTCATAGTCCCCAAAGAAAAATAAATATCATTCTGTGTTAAATCTGTAAGCAAAATCAGATTTGTGCTTCCTGCTGCTATGATACCGGAAACCTTAGAATCATCCCTTATAACTCCGCATTCAGCGCTATAAAGCTGACGCGGGCAAGAAGGTTCATAAAGATTCCGGGGCCAGGGTACGTTAAAGCGTTCAGTATTACTTTTGACTTTCATTCCTACTTTACTTCTTCCGATAGGGTCAATATCGGACACGTTACCTAAAAACCAAGTCAAGGCCCCAACCGGAGTAGGAGTTTGATTTAAAATAAAATAGTCAAAACTATTATAGAAAAGTCGTTCAAGTTTTATAGTCGCTCCGTCAAGGATTCCTGTTCGGCAAGCAGATTTAAAAGGGATTCCGCCGATCAACACATCCCCATAAGGCGAAGGATATATTTCAAGTTCAAGTTCAACGACTTCAATCCCTTTGGAAAATTTTAGATTATTTCTTTTGAAACGTAACTGTCTTGATAAAAAGATGTTTCCATTATAGGGGATATCAACATCAATGGAAGTATAATAATATGGTGTATCATCAATTAGGGTTAAAGTATAGACCTCGACCATGAAGAACTCTTTTGACGTTGCTAATAGATTTATTAATGGAGTTAAAGCTGTTCTCATTATCTCGCCGTTATAAAAGAAAGTTGCCCTAAATTCCAAAGCTTGTGCATAAACTGATTGAAAGAGTCTGAAGTTTGCTCGGCCCACTCCTCAAATCGTACTCTGTAATAAAAAGAGAAATCAGCGGTTATGGGAGCATATAGCGCCGGAATATGACCAGCCGCAAAAGTCAATAACCCGCTCTCGTACATCCCGACCGTGTAATATTGAGGATCAATCAAGATCCCGCTGACATAAACATTTAGGAAAGCAGGGTTTAACTTTTTAACCGATACCGTGTCAAAGAGCATTGTACCTGCTGCGATATTGTTTTTGACGAGCAGTATTTTAGTCGTCGTTTCTATGGCCTTGAAAGTCAGGGTGTATTTAACCCAGGAAGCGCTTGAGGTTCCTGAAGTAGTTCGATATCCATCCGTGGCATCCCAGGCTTGAAATTCAAAAGCTCCGGCACCCGCTGATCCGCTTTGAACATAGACAGAGGCTTCGTAGGTCTGGCCGATTGCAGTTGTAATATTTTGGTAGGCGTCCTGTATGGTCCCGCCTGATTTGGTAAGCTCTAGGCATTTTCCGGCTTGACCGCCGTTAATGCTCGC